TCAAAATGCATTTCACCATCTTGATGTACTCTATACTTGTGACTATCTTTAGGTAATCCATCTATACCAAACCACCATTGTGAATCGGGATTGGCTTCAAATGCTTCCTTAAACCATTCGTCTGATTTATAATTAGAAGCAGTATGTACTTGACTTACTAAACCTTTTCTTTTTATCATTCTTAACATATCTATAAAATGTGGGTGATGTATTGGGTCTGAATACTGACCACAAAATTGTATTCTAGCAAAATAATCTGTAATTTTATCAAATTCTTCCATTGTTATATCTCTGCCTGGTATTGGTTTCTTTTTTAGACCACCTTTACCATCATTTTCATACGTTTGTCTAGCACAACGTAAACATTCTAGTGGACACCTGTGTGATAAATCTAAATTAACCTTGTTTGATATAAACTTTTTATTTCTATGAGCCAATTCATGCCATTTTTTATTATCAATTACCATGCCTTTAATAATTTGATGGTTGATTAATTGGATGTTTTTTTCACTCATATATTATATCCACTCTCGTTTGTTTGTATTATTAATGTATGTTCATAAAAATACATGTCGTATATTGTTGGAACTCCTATGAGTACATTAAGAACTATTAAAATCCATATGAGTTTGTTAAAAAACTTTTGTGTTCCTTCGTCTATCTCTGGTTCTATACGTCTGTCTTTAATCATAATTAACTCTACACTATATTTATACTATCTTCCAGGACCACCAAATAGGGCAAGTATCACTAATGCTATTATCAGAATTGCTGTAAACAAATGACTGTTAGGGTTCATTGTTATCCTCCTTCTTATTGAGTTTAAATTTCTGGATTATTTAGGCCAAAAAAAAGGGCCCGAAGGCCCTTTTTTAATAATGATATCGTTTCTCTTACGATTACATAATGTTTGATACTTTAACTTTTTGGTAGTATCTGTTTGAGTTAGGTGTACCTGAATCTGTGATTCCTGTAACTGCACCTGAAACAGCACCAGTTTCCGCAAAAGGATTCGCAACTAAACCGTATCTAGTTTTGAAACCAATTTTTGGTTGGAAAGTATCTTGACCAACTGCTCTTACCATTTGTAATGGAACATAAGGACAGTAGAACATACCAGCGTCATAAGGTGAAGTACCTTTGTAACCAACAACGTAGTATTGGCTAGCGCTTGAGTTTGCACTGTATGGATCAATGTATACTTTAAATCTACCGTTTAATACACCAGCAAATGTACTGCCTGTGTCGTCAACGTTTAGATTGTTGTTTAAAGCAGGTGTGTAATCTAAAACACCGGCCATTTGTAGAGCAGAAGCGACATCAGCAGAACAAATAATCATGTTCCCTTTACCTCTTCTTGTTCTTTGAGCGATTCTGTTTGCGTCTCTTTCCAATTGGAACATAAGACCTTTGAATCTCTCAACAGACCATCTACCGTTTGAGTCAGTATCTAAATCAAAGACACCAGCAGTAGTTGTGTTAGTAGCAGCACCCTTTTCAGAGTTTATGTAAACAGCTCTTACAACTTCTCTGTTGATTTCCGCAAGGATCTCAGCAGATAGAATGTTTGCAAGTTCAGTTTCAGCGTCTAGACCGTGGATTGCTTTTAAATCTTGAGCAAGTTCCATAGTGTATTCAGCCTTTAGAGCTCTACTTCTAGCAGTAACGGTTGTTTTCTCAATTGAGAAAGCCATTTCAGCAAAAGCATTGCCAGCAGCGTCGCCTAATGCTTCAGCGGCAGCTGTTGTCATACCTTGACCTTTAGTGTATTCGCCTACAGGACTGTCGTTAAGAACTGAAGGATTTGTTCCTCTTTGTTCAGTAACACCGTCACCAGCAGCTGAATCACCAGCAGCATTTCTAGATGAGTAATCAGAATCAGCTTCGTCAAACATAGCTTCGTTGCCAGTTGCTGAAGTGTATCTTGATCTCATTGCGAAAATAAGTCCAGTTGGACCAGTCATCGGTTGTACGCCAGCGATATCGTAAGCGATAAGGTTAGGCATAGCTCTTCTTACTAATGAAATTAAAATTGGATCCCAATTTGAAGTTCCACCAGTGTTATTCGTAGGAGCAGCTTCGCTTAAGAATGCTGAATCCTCTTTCATTGCACGTTCTTGGTTTTCCAAGACAGTTGCAGTAACGGCTCGTTTGTAAGAGTCACTGATTTTTGGTAAATCAGGGTGCTCTAAAACGGGCTGCCATTTTTTTTCGTATTGTTCTGATAAATACATGTTTTTTATCTCCCTATTATTTTTATTTGTTAGACAATTTAATGTCTTTTGTTTGACTTATAGCGGCACTATAAGCAGCCATCGCATTGCTAAGATCCTCGTTAGAGTTTCCTTCGCCAGCCGCTACTTCATCTATACCGTCACCAGTAACAGTCTTAGGTTTGAAATAAGATTCTTTTATGATACTTACTTTTGCTCTAAAATCGGTTTCTGTTGAATAATCTACTTCTTCAGCAAGTTTGTTAAACTTTTCTTTTGCAGTTTCAGTTAAGTCTTTTGAAGCTTCATCTAAAATTTCAGCTTGTTTAAACTTGTTACCTAATTTGCTTAGTTCAACATTCTTCTCAATTGATTCGTTAAGTTTCTTTTCTAACGTTTCAATTTTTGAAGCTTGATCTTCAAGTACATTATATTTTTCATCTGGAACATTTATGTAATGGTCTTCAAATAATTTTTTAAGACCACTGATAAAGTCCTCAGCGATTTCGCCTTTGATTCCTCTTTCTAAAGCAAGTTCGTTTTCTTTCATCCATTCTTCTACCACGTATGATAGATAAGAATCAACTTTTTCAACTAACTCAGCTTTTGCTGTAGAGGTTTCTTCTTCGAATCTTTTGTTAAAATCTGCTTCAATTTCTTCTGAAATTTCTTTTACTTTAGATTTAATTGCAGTTTCAAAAATTGTTGCAGCTTTTGTTTTGAACTCTTCCGATAAATCAGATTGTCCAGCGATTAAAGCTTCAACATGTTCTTTTACGTCTATGTCTTTTGCTTTAACTTCTTCGTCCTTCTCGTCTTCTTTTTTCGCTTCAACTTCTTCTTTTTTAGTATCAGCTTCCTTGTCGTCTTTCTTGTCAAGGTATTTTTTCAAACCAGCTGGCATTTCGCCTTCTTTAACTGTTTCTTTATCGTCAGCGTCCGTAGTTTCTTTAGCACCTTCTTTTTTAAGTGTTGGCATTGCGTCAGCAGCACCTTGACTTTTTTGAGCAGGTTGTCCAGAAACTTGTTTAACTGTTTTTGAAGCATCCGGGTTACTGTCTGTAGGTTTAACTACAGCCGCACCTAAATCCTCAGCACTATTTGATAAGTGATTCGGTTCAGCTGCAACAGCATTTTTTTTCGGAAGATCAGCAGACGGATTGGCAGTATTTTCTGCTACGTCTTTCTGGTCTTTTGTTACTTCAATGTTTTTTAAGTTTTCGGCCATTGAGATATCTCCTTCGTATTAATTTATTTTCTTTAACTAGTTATAAATTCTTGTGTATATTTATAAAACTAGAGTTTTTTAAGAAAGTCCTTAAAGACTGTCGCTTTAGCTTCCGCCAATGCAACGCTTTTCGCTCTTTCAATACTCGCTTTCCAGGCATTTAAGTCCCTTTCAACGAGAACGCCATTGTCCCATACCCACTCTTTACTCTCCATTATGCCTTCAACGAAAGCGTCCGGAGCTGATGGATCTGCAACAATATCAGCAGCAGTAGCTAAATAAAAATCTCTACCTACATAATTTACACCGCCTCTTGTTTGTAATGAACCCATACCTCTAGACGATACTCCTAATTGAGCACCCTCATCAATAAGACCTTTTACAATCTTACCATATGGTGTATTCATTATTTTTGCTTCACCAATAAAATTAGAACCATCTGGATAGAGTTTAGTAATCATATGTGATACTCTCTCTAGGTTTACTGTTGGACTGTCTGGATGTCCAAGTTCACCAAATGCTCTTTTCTTGTTGATAAATTCTGCGTTATATCTTCTTACTTCGTTGTCAAGTATGCCTTTTTCATAGACACGTCCATTTTTATTTTTAATCTCTGCTTGTAAGAAAACACCTCTAATTTTATAGTCTTTCTTGCCATTGGTTTCTTCAACCAACATTTCTGACTGTGTAATTTCTTCGGATATTAGTTTCATATATTCCCTCTTTTAAATACTTATCTATATTTATAAGATTTTTTATCTAAACTCTAACAAAATCGTATAATTATCGCCAGCTGCAAAGTTCTTTGTAGATAGTAATATGTCACCTGTTGGTGTCGTTGCATTGTTAGATATAGAGTTTCCAGAGGTTCTTAAATCCCAGTGACCATTTCCAGAAATTATTGCTAATGTTGAATTAGTTGCACCTGCCCACATTAATTCTACTGCTGATCTATTATTTGAAGTACTAATTGAGTACCATACTTTAGCTAACTTTCTCTCACCATCTTCCGTCATAAATGTAAGTGCTGAAGCGTCAACCTTATTGACTAAAGTTTCTCCAGTACCGTCTGAAAAATTTGTAAGTTTAACTACATATTTTATACCAGTTGTATCTGATATAGTTTGTTTTGTAACTGTATCTGCCATATTTTATCTCCTATTGTGCGTCATAGTAAGTTTTTGATAACTCACCACGATCCACTGTAGTTCCTTTTTTTCTAGTTTTTATATAAGTTTGTACTGTATCACTAGTTCCTGGTTTAGTGTATGTTCTTATTCCACTAGCAACTGTTGAATTAGCACCGGCGGCTGAATCACTATAAGTTGCACTTACTGTGGCAGCATTATCATACTCCCATATATTGTTTGAATTTGGAACATCTACCCACGCCATATTACTCTCCTAGTTGTTCGGTTATTTCGTCTGTGAAATAATCTTCTAATTGTTCTTTTTGTATACTATGTTTTGTAACAACACTATCAATTGCGTTTTCAAATTTTACTACTAAATTCTCTGTAGTAATATCATTATCTTCATCAATAATTTTATATACTTCTTTAATAGCAGTTTGCATAACAGGAGTTAACTCTCTGTAAGCATTGCTATCAAATAGTTTATTGTTTTCTACAATATCACTAACTTTTTTCATACCGTGATTAAGCACCCACATTATCTAATGATACCTCTGGTGCGTCTGCTGGTGCCTCGGTAGCAACTGGTTCAGCAACCTCTGGTGCAGTCGCAGCCGCTAACTCTGGTCCTGATTCTCCAGGTGTTCCATCTACGTTAGTTATTGTTCCGTCTTGATTGAATTGTCCTGGTGTCGCAATATCTGGTTTAGGACTACTA